ACGGGAGCAATCGCTTTGGGTAATTCTAGAGCAAACGGAATTAATAGTTTTGCAGTTGCAGTTGCTAACAATACAGGAAGTTTTGGGGCAACTGGTAGAAATAGTATAGCAATTGGAGTTACTACATGGGCGTCAGCTGCAAATACTGTAGCGATAGGTTCAAATTCCGGTAATAAAGGAGGTGCATGGGCAACTGCTGCTGGCGCTATAGCTTTCGGTAGTTCGCAAGCATGGGGAATAGATAGTTTTGCTGCGAATATCGGTGATTCTTGGGCTCTTTATGGAGCCGGAGGAACTCAAAGTTTATGTATTGGGAGTAATTCAAAAGCAAGTGGTCTTGCAGCCGTATCGTTAATGGCTGGTAATATTGCATCTGGAGCTCAATCGTTTAATGGGTCTTATATAGGTACAACTTCCGGAACCGCATCAACCGCGTTTGGTTGGAGTTCAAATTGCGGAGGAAGTTATGCATTCGCTGTTGGATATAAAGCTAATGGAAACGGAATTGCGTCTGTTGCGCTAGGCGGTTCTAATGCCGTTGCGACAGAACATGGCAAAATTGCATTTGGTTGCGCATGGGATACTGGAGCTGGAAATGGTCAAGCAGGTAAAATTGTTCTTGGTGGTTCAACAACTACGACAACTGCGGTCGTTTTGACGTCTAACGGTTCAGCTGCATCAACTAATAATCAATTAATTGTGTTGACAAATCAAGCGATGACTTTTACTGGTATGTTAATTGCTAAACAAACCGCGTCAGCTAATATGGCATCTTATATGTTTAAAGGCGCTATCGTAAACAACGGCGGAACAGTATCAATTTCAAGTATTTCTGTGGATACTATTGTCGATACAATAGGATTAGGGGCGACGCCGACATTTACTGCCGATAATACAAATAAAGCATTAGCAGTAACTTCAGGATATAAATCGGCTACCAGTATTCGTTGGTTTTGTTCAATAGACAGTATTGAAGTTGTATATGCATAAATATTTAATTTAACAAGGAAAACAACAATGGCAATACAATTAGACTTAATGACAAGTAATTTTGGAATCTCTTTTCAAGCAGCATATTTTCGCGTGGCAACTGCTCAAGTTTCAAAACAGCGTGGAGGATCTTTTTCTGTAATGATTGATATAGTTGGTTATGCAACTAAACCTATTACTGAAGAAGTACGAGATATCGATTTTCGTAGATATCACGCTCCATTAGATGAAGTTGAATCTCAAACTGGAGCAACATTCCTAGAAAAAGTATATAACTGGGTTGCAATACAAGAAGATATGGCAGGCGCCATAGGAGTTTAAAATGGCTATTAGTTTTAACCATGCTGCAAATACAATTACTGATTGTCAAATAAGTTCCATTGGTATAGGAACGGCTGCATCCGGTACTGCAGGAGAAATACGAGCCACTAATAATATTACTGCGTATTATTCGGATGAAAGATTAAAAACTAATATTGTTAATATTACAAATGCGTTAGAAAAAATACTTCAATTAAACGGTGTAACATTTAACGCAAATGACCTTGCTGCTTCATTTGGATATACTAACCAATCACAGCAAGTTGGTATTATAGCTCAACAAGTTGAAGCGGTTTTACCCCAAATCGTTGTACCTGCACCGTTTGATATTGGTAGAAATGAAGACGGTGATGAGTATTCAATAAGTGGTGAAAATTTCAAAACGGTTCAATATGAGAAATTAGTTCCGTTATTGATTGAAGCTATTAAAGAATTAACTATGGAAGTTAATAAATTAAAAGGTGTTAACTAATGAAAGAATATACATGGGAAATATTATCGTTATATACAACACCATCTGTTGATAGTTTATCGAGTGTTGTTAAACGGGTTACATGGCGATATCAAGTTAAAGATGGGACATACGTAGCTGACACATATAAAGAAACTTACTTTAATTCGGTTGATCCAAATAATTTTATTGACTATAATAACTTAACACCAGAAATTGTTTTTGGTTGGATATCTTCAGTTGAAAATATCGATACTATTAAATTAGAATTAGACGAAAAATTATTAGCTGTAAAAGCTCCTGTACTTGTAGAAAAAGAAATACCATGGGACCGCACTATCAATTATACAGGTACAGAACAATTTGTTCTTACGTTAAATGATGCTGTAGTATTAGGACCAATTAAATGGAATAGCGGAGATTTTAATAAGGTATTAAATCAAAATGGTGCAAACGATATTTTACCTACAGATATTTTAGCTTATAAACAAGGTATCGTACCTGTAAATCAACCTTTAGTATTAACAGACGCATTGAAAATATATCAAGTTAGTAATGTTGTTAATGATACAGGGTTTGATAATATTTTATTTGATGGTACTGATATTACGTGGGATTTAACATCAGGTAAAGCTGTTGGTACATATACACCAACATCAAAATCTATTAAACATATTAAAACAACTCTTAAGCAAAATTTAAGAAATAAAAATAATATATTAGAAGATACCCCAATAACCGTGGAAATAGATGGTACAGAATTTACTATTTCAGCTACCACTTGGGGGCGAATCTTTGTTATAACAAAGATTCTACGGTTAGCAGATGGTGAAAGTTGTAGTTGGTGGAACAACAAAGTAAAAACAACAGTAACGAAAGATCAGTTAAAGCAAATGTTGAATGCTATTGACGACTACATCGATTCGTTATGGGATGATGAAATCCCAAAAATCGTAGAAATAGATAGTTGTGATACAGTTGCTAAATTAAAAATCATCGTTATTTAAGGTATCAATATGACATTACCTACAGCGGGATCAGCAATATCCTTAAACCAAGTTAATGTTGAATTAGCTTTAACGGGTACCACGGCTATTCAAATGAATCAAACTAATGTACGTACATTGTTTGCAAAACCGAGCGGTGCAATTTCAATGAGTGATGGGCGCGGTAAGAGTAACAGCCCTACTGTTTCATCTATAGTGGTTTCTGGTACCACTAGTTATAATTACGCTGGAGCGACTACCGCTACTTGGACCGTACTAATTACGTACACAAACGGTTCAACAAGCACTGATTGTACACTATTAACTTGGAGTCAATATACTGGTACCTACAACACTGGTACAACTGTTAATGTTCCACTAAAAACATTAGTTGTTACTACCGCTAACGTAAAACTGTCAACCACTGGTAATGTTGGTGGAGGTATCGGATATATTAAAGCTGTAAACACTTCTAATGGTGTAGCAGGGTATCTAAATGTAACATGGACCTGTCTACCATTAAAAACATTAATTACTATGATGGACGGTACCCAAAAATCAATAGGATCTATTAAGGTCGGTGATATAGTTAAAGCTATTGACCCTAAAACTCAAATACGGTCCAACGAAAAAGTAACGTTTGTATTAGATACAAACACGTCATATAATTTAATAAAAATAACCTGTGAAGATAATATTATTTTAGAACCAACACCGGAACATGAAGTGTGGGTTAAACGCAACGGTGTAACACTATGGTGCGAGTCAAAAGATGTATTGGTAGATGATGAATTATTAGCGGATAATTTAACCTATAAAAAAATACTTACGATTGAACAAGTTTGTTATCCAGAAGGTATTGAAGTAGGTAATATATCAGTTGCAAACGCAAAAGTATATTTTGCAGAACGTCTATTAATGCATAACACGTAATCATGTTTGATATTATAGTACTATCTAGTTCTAATATGATAAATCATGTTTTAGATCAAACATTGAAAGCTAATACAAATTCATTTCATATCATAACACCATTTAATAATACAAACACTGAACCTAGTGTAAAAATTACCGTTACTGATAAGCCTGAATTAGCTATAGAAAACCGTGTTGTATTAGTAATTACAAATGATTGTTATTTACCTAAGTTTTGGGAAGTACAATTTTTACGCACTTTACAAATTGATACATCACAAGTTTTAGTTCCATGTTTTACCAATTCAAAATATCAAGAACAACAATGTCCGTTATTTGAGACCTTTACTAATGGTATATACTTAGAAAAATTAGATTGGTATAATAGGTGTAGTAAACCTTCTATTAAACAAATATCAAATTGCTCTATCGATGCTAGTTTATTTGGGTATACTACATTCGTTGATACACCATTAGATGAACGTAATTGGAATGTATTACAGTCATGTATCATAGGTAATGGTAAAATATTAGCTAAAGATACAAACAATTTTATAAACCTACTAGATTTAATATGATACAAGTTTGTATACCACATACAGGTGAAATAGATGCAAATTTAGTAGAATGGCTAACTGATAATAATCATAAACCATTTTTGCAAAAAAGTTATTCTGTGTGTAAAGGTCGTAATCAACTTATGGAAAGATTCTTAAATGAATCAACTGCCGAGTGGTTATTCTATCTTGATTCTGATATGCATCCAGCAACTCCTGATCTATTTGAATTTGTAGAACAACAAACTGTTGATTGTTTATTTGTTCCTGGTATTACTAATAAACTAAAATGGAACATGTCGCTAGATACAACTGAACTATTAGAGTTAACAGAGTATACACCAAGTGGAAAGTATGAGTTAAAACAAACTAATATATTTGGTGGTTCTGGTATATTGCTACATAGAAGATTAGTTGAAAAGTTACCTAAGAATATATGGCGTGAATCTAACAATAATATTACATCTGAAGATATCTTATTTGCATTTACATTGACGCAAACATATAATATCCCAGCGTATGTAATTTGGAATTCTGCATTACACCACTACAAGGGTGGGTTTGATTTGTATTCGTTGGTTAATTTATGAAAATATTAGTCGGCGCACCAGTGAATCAAACTACTGAAATTTTTGAACAGTATATTACAGCATTACGAGAAATGGAAGGTGATTTTGATTTATTCTTTATACTACATAATTCTCCGCATTTAAAACCATTGTTAAATGATAACGAGTATATAGAGTTTAACACTAGCACACTATATAAACCGCATATATGGAATCCTAAGAATTTAAAAGAAGTTGGAATTATGCGTAATATGTTATTAAATTACGCAAAAGTTAATAACTACGATTATTTTTTAACATTTGATAGTGATCAGATTGCCCACCCTGATATGCTACAGCATCTACTATCATTAGATAAAGACATTGTTGGCGAAGTAATTTGGACTAAATGGAAATCTAGTGAAGAAGAGATGCCAAATGCATGGATGTCTGATTTTTATGAGTTTGGTAATTTTCCTATAGGACTATTTAGAACACCCGGATTGTACAAAGTTGGTATGATCGGCGGGTGTTATTTAATTAAAAGAAACGTATTATTAGCTGGCGTTAATTATAATCCAATTTATAATTTATCTTGTACTACTTGGGAAGATAGAGCATTTTTCGTTAGAGCTGCAGTACATGGATTTGATTGTTATGTTGATACAACGTATCCAATAAAACATTTATATGATTAATAAAAAAGGGAGCCGAAGCTCCCTTTTTTATTCTTAGTTATCCAGCTGGATAGATAAAGCAGATGCCGAGAATGTCGGAGCCGCGTCACCATTGTTTACTGTTTTTGGAGTAGTTAAATTTCCATAAAACAATAAATTACCACCAGCATATGCATCATACATACCAAATGCAGTAATAACGCCCCAGTTTGCTCCAGTAGGAACAGGGAAAGTAATAGAATTAATGTTATAAGTTGTGCCACTTGTGCCAACACTAATTGAAGTGTTGCTAGAACCTTGTGTAGCAGACCAGTTTAATAATGTTGAGCCAACTTGTACTCTAGCATAACCGCCTCCAGAAACTTCAACTTGTCCTGTATTTGCATCACTTGTTCCTGTTGTCAATAAACCAATCCAAGTGTTTCCAGGTGGTGTATATGTTTGACCTCTAAAAACATAATCGATTAATTTATTTTCAAGATAATCGGACATTGCGCTCATGTATAACTCCTTATTTATATATTTTTATTTAAAGTATTTAGTATTATTTAGTATTTATATTTAAGTGATTCTAAATATTCATCTGATTTCATATACGCACCTTTTGGTAATTTTAATCCGTTAGCTTTGTATAATTCTTTTATTTCTTGATAAATGGGTCTGGCTGCTTTTGATTTTTGAAATGTACCGTGTAATCCTGGATTATTATTTACAAAAGCGTTTTTTCCATTTTCAATTTGTTTATAAACTGGATTTGTATCTCCTAAGAAAAAATGCGTTCCATCTTTTATTTTTACTTTAGATGGATGATTATCATTTAAAAAATTATGCGTACCATCTTTAAGTCTTTTTTGCGCTAATTCTCGTTGAATTTCACCACCAATCCAATTATGTGTGCCATCTTTAAGTCTTTTTTGCTGAATTTTTCTTTGAAATTCTCCATCCCCTAAGTAATGATGTGTTCCATTATCAACTCTTTTTCTTTGTATTTTTTTCTGTTGTTCGGAAGTTGTTCCGCCATCTAATCCATTTTCTAATTTTAAGTTAGCCCATTCTTTAGATTCAACTATATTATATTTTTCCGATAAATTAATTGCTGTAGCAACTAATACATTAATATCATTAAATAATTCACACCATATTGTATCAATATCTTTACCATGTTTTTTTAAATGAGATAACCAATAATCTCCAGATCCATTATATTTAAATGGATTTTTAGAATTAGTTTTACACAGATATTTTAAACCTGTTAATTTGTGTTGTTTTATCATTAAATATGTCGGTTTAAAATTTTTTATTTGTTGTTCTGTTATATAAATAGTTTCGCTAGACATTATTCCTCCTTATTTTATAATGTTTAGTGCTGGTGGGATGTAGGAGTCCGCGACCAGCTTTTTTTTTATTACGTTGCTTTATTTACGGAAATAGAATTGCCTGCAGCAATGTCAATTATATTGAGCCTACCGTATGGCCATGGTGATGTAACAGCTGTATAATTTGTATTTGAATTTGCTGTTGTTACCGCTAAAGTTGCAACATTAATCCAATTACTTTGATTTGTTGAAACTTGAATTACTACATTTGAACTTCCGCCAGTTGATGATGCTTGTAAAATTGCACTAGGATAATTGGTAAAGCTAAATGTAAATGTATCTTGTGGTCCAGTTAATCCTGATCCATAATTTGGAGTTTTGGCTGCAACTCCAGTATTATTGTATTGCGGATTTGCGAAATCAATAACAGCTGTATTTCCTGATACAGAAACAACTCTTGATGCGTATCTTGCATCATTGTTTGTAAAATACAATGTTAGATCATTGTTGGCAAGTAAATATGGGTTTGAGTCGAATACAATCGATGTATTACTATAAATGTATACACCTTTTACAACTCTTGTTAATTCAGTAATCATCGTTATTATTCCTAAATATGAGGTAATTTTCATATTATTTATAAATAATAATAAACGGAGATAATTTATGATAGAGATAATGACGACTTTAGAAGATCGTTATAAATTTTTGAAATTAATGTCTTTAGAGGAAAATTACCAGCAATATGTAACAAATACTACTGGCAATTTAAAAGAAGAGAAAAAACTAATAGAAGAATTGCCTTCTGATGTTTTATGGATAATGAAATACTTTTAAATAGAAACATATGCCAATTTAAAATTATCGGCAATTGCTTCTCTCCCTGCATAACCGCGAGGATTGGCTAGAATTTTTGTTTCGCCAATAATATAATCTTGCGGGTGATGAATGTGACCTGAAAACCAAACTAAAATATCGGGTCTATCGGTAATAAACTGTTCTAGATCTGATGAATATGCTCCGTTAAGTAATACATCGTGAACGTAACTTGGATGAATTGATTTAAATGATGGCGCGTGATGCGTTACAACTACCAATTTGTCAATTGTAGTTAACTCTCTAACCATATCAATCCATTTAACAGTTGCATTAAATTGTACAACAGCATCTAATGGAGTCCATCTAGCTCTAGCATCTGTTGGATCCCATGAATCAAAAGCTGTTGACAATCTATTTCCATCGTTAGAATCAGAATCAGAATTGTAAATGATTCTAAAATCATTCATTGCATAACTAACGCGCTCGATAGTTTCATTATGACCGCTATTCATATCAGTCCATAATGTTGCTCCTAAAAAGGTTACACCGTCAATTATTACGCTTTCTTTTTCTAGGATATGTAAATTTTTAATATACCCTAAATGTTTCTTTAAATCTTTTAAAGAATCTTTAATGTTATATCGATAGTGTTCGTGGTTACCAAGAACATAAACAATATGTTTAAATTCTTTAGAACAATTTATAAAAAAATCATGTATTCTACCATTTTTTCCATACAAAAATTCATCTGAATTATCTGGGTATGAACCAAGTTGACTTACTAAACAAATATCTCCAGCCAATACTAACACATCAGCGTTTTCGCTATTTTTTAGTTTAATCGTATCGAACTCGATATGTATATCGCTACAATATGCTATTTTCATAAATCTCCTTGTTAGTCAGCTTTTCTAATTTCTTCTAGCGTAAAAACTCTATCGTGAACGATAGTCATCATACCTATCTTAGTATTTAATATTTTGTAATATGAATTTTTAGTAGAACTGTAAATTACGCCAGAGGCTATTATAGCTCCAATAATAAGACCATAAATTGCATAAATTAAATTGGTTTTGGTTATGTTCAAATCTATTTTTATTTCGGGTAAATTTTTAATCATAATATAAAAGTCTCTCGTCAAGTTTAGTTACAGCCTATTATAATATATATCCTGCAGAATGTCAAGCACTTTTTCTAAAAAAGTTTTCCAGCCTAAATATAGGTAATGTTAATCAAATAAATATGGAGTTTAAGTATGTTTAGCGGAATAAAAAACTGGATTGAAGTTGCAAAAACAGTTTCCGAAGTTATAACGGAAAAAAAATTATTAGAAAAAGAAGGAATAACTTCTACAATGGATGACCTTAAATCTATTGCAGTAGCAAAAGTTAATCCTGCTCCGGTTGAAGAACCGAAACCTGTTATCGAAGAAGTTAAATCACAACCAGTTGTGGTTAAAACTTCAAAAGTTGAACAAAAACCTACTGGACCTGTTATGGCAGCTAAAGGCGATCCAAAAGTATTTGAATTACAAAAACAATTAATCGCTAAAGGCGCAAAAATTACTGCTGATGGTCTTATGGGACCAGCCACTAAAAAAGCTCAACAGCAATTTGCAGAAAAACCTGCTACTTCTGATACAGCTTCAGCTATTTGTCATATAGCATCTGCAAGTGATTGCATTACTGCTGATTTATTAAAAAAATTATTTCCTACAAATAAAAATTGCGATGCTCTTTGTACGGCTTTATGTACTATCCTACCAAAATACGAAATTAACACGCCAAATAGAATTGCAGCTTTCCTAGCTCAATGCGGTCATGAATCAGGTGGATTTACAGTTCTACAAGAAAACTTAAATTATTCAGCTGAGGGATTAAGAAAAATCTTTCCTTCTAGATTTGCAACAGTGGCTGCTGCTCAACCATACCATAGACAACCAGAAAAAATTGCCAATAAAATTTATTGCGATAGAATGGGTAATGGCCCAGAATCTTCAGGCGAAGGATATAAATTTCGTGGACGCGGAGCTATTCAGTTAACAGGCAAAGAAAATTATAGTAATTTTGCAAAATCAATTGGTAAATCTCTTGATGAAACAGTTGCTTATTGTGAAACATTAGAGGGAGCTATCTGTTCAGCGGCATGGTTCTGGACAACTCGTAAACTTAATGTGTGCGCTGATTGTGGTGACATTCTTTCTATGACCAAAAAAATAAATGGCGGCACTATTGGATTGGAAGATCGTAAGAAACATTACGAACATGCATTGTATGAAATTAAAAAGAGTTAATTATGGACGTTCAAATTCCAGCAAATTTTGATTATTTTGGTTTAATAGAAGAGGTTGGATTTCCAATTACTCTTGCTATGGTTTGCGGTTGGTTTATTATGCAGGCTATGGAATTGGTATTAGGCAGTGTTGTTAAATCAATTAAAAAATTAACAGGTTTAATTCGTTCAATGGATGGAAGAGTTCGTC